AGAGCGCCCTTCCATGCTGACGATCCACGCGCACGGTGCTGGGCCTCATCTGACACGCCAGTGTGATGGACAAGGATGATGCTGCAATTGAACTCACGCATAAGCGCAGCACAGGCATCGATCATGGTTTTGGCATCCTGTGCGCTGTTCTCGTCGCCAGACAGGAACCTGTGCAGAGTATCGACCACAATGACACTGGGCGGATGCGGTAGCGCCCTGATGGCCTCGACCACCTTCATGTAGCCTTCTGGCGTGTTCAGATCGCAGCCAGCCTTAGACAGCCACATATTGACGCTGGATACGCCGTGATGCTGTTTCCATGCTGATATGCGCGAACGTAAGCCGTGATGTCCCTCACCAGCCAGATAGACCACCGTGCCGTTCTTGACCCTGTGTCCGTTCCAATTGGTAAGGCTGGAAGCTATGTGCAGACACCAATCAAGCGCCACGAAGGTCTTGCCGCCACCTGACGGCCCGTGGATCATGATAAGGGCATCATCCTGTATCCAGTTCTTGACCATCCACTTGATAGGGGCTGGCTTAGTGCAGAACTCGTCGGCTGGGATGAGCCAATCCGAAACGGGTGGAATCAGCAGGACGGACAAGTCGCCCCCAGCCGCCACATAGTCGTTCGCATCGCCCTGAAAGGGTGGCATGATGGTCCGCGCACCAAACTTGGCTGATGCTTGGTCAGCATATTTCTGACCTGTGTTAGACGCATCATTGTCCGCCACGATGACGATTTCTTGGGTTGGGCCGTATTTGTCCCGCGCCTCACCAGTGACAGGAACAAGGTTGGACGCAGAATAGGCCACAAGGCATGGGCGACCCGTTACCTGATGGATAGTGGCTGCTGTGGCGAAACCTTCGGCCACATATACAACCCCAGGCTCATCCATTGTGCCGACCATCCAAGAGCAGCCGCCTGTCTGTCCGCCAGCGTGGTATAACTTACCGCCCTCACGATCTATGTATTGCAGCGAGGATAATTTCCCGTTGGGGCTGAACAGGGGAACCACCAGCCGTCCGTCGCCTGTGACCCTCGCACCATTGACGCCAATCCCTTTGCGGGAAAGATACGGGTGATCCGGATGGGCAGCGGTGGCCTCTGACCAAATCTTCTCGACGGTGTTCGATGCCACCTCCCGCGATTTAGCCAGTTCGATGTCCCGTGCGGCCTTGGCCTCTGACATGCGCCGGACATTTGCCATCTCTTCGGATGGTGTCAGCTTACGGCCAACGTCCGCCCTCCATGTCATCTCCATGCCAGCCCTCCAGCAGCCGAAGCGGCCAGCGGGAACGCCATCACCATAGGCAATATACCAGCCGGACTTGTCCTGTCCGCCCTTGCCCTTGGTTCCGGAGTTGAAGCGGTGCATTTTGCCGTCAAGGACAATGTCCTTGGGCGGTGTAATGCCGCTGTTCTCTATGGCGTCACGAAGCTGTAGTTCCGGTGGGTCTGCTTTAATCTCTGCTGGCGGTGACCATGAGCCGCCCAGAATGTTTGTTAGATCAGCCATTATTCCCCTTCCCCAATCAGATAACGCGCCAACCTATTAAGCGTGTCTATCTTGGGGTTATCTTCTTTACCATCCCTTATGCGGGTAACGGTGTTGACATGCAGACCAGTGCGTTCCGCCACAACCTTTGGGCGTCTATCTAAAAGCCCTTCTTTAATCCAGTTTATTTCAACCACTGACTATCTCCTTTTTAATGTTATTTTTCTCCTTTACATATCAAAATTTGGCTGTAAAGGCATTTATACGCACTAACTGGATTGTCCGAATTGTGCTGAAACGAAAGGAGCCTTCGATGGCTATTAATCTAAAGAAGACCGGAGGTCTAACCGCCAATGGTGTAAAGCTGCTTGTATATGGTCAGGCTGGCGCTGGTAAGACATCTCTTATCCGCACACTGCCGAACCCCGTGGTTCTGTCGGCTGAAGGTGGGCTGCTGTCTATCCAGGATGCTGACCTTGCCTATATTGAAATTAAGAACATGGAAGATTTACGCGAGGCCTATGCGTGGGCCAAGGACAGCGAAGAAGCCGCTGGCTTTGAAAGCGTTGCACTCGACAGTATCAGTGAAGTGGCCGAGGTTGTTCTTCAACATGAACTGCGCACCAACAAAGATGGCCGCGCTGCTTATGGCGAACTCAACACCACCATGCAGGAACTGATCCGTGCGTTCCGTGATTTGCCCAACAAGCATGTCTACATGAGCGCCAAGCTTGAGAAGTCCACCGACGAGATGGGCAAGTTGCTTTACAACCCATCAATGCCGGGAAAGTCGTTGACGCAGGGTCTGCCTTACTTCTTCGACGAAGTCCTTGCCCTACGGGTCGAGCGTGATGCGGACGGCAACAGCCAACGCGCCATCATGTGCGACAGCGATGGTCTGTGGCTGGCTAAGGATCGCTCAGGCAAACTTGATGCTTGGGAATCGCCTGACCTTGGGGAGATTATTCGCAAGATTGGAGGTGTGTCGTGAACATACCAGCATTTCCAAACGGCGGCTTTGCAGCAGGCTTAACCTTACGCGACTATTTTGCGGCTAATGCCATAATCGCGTTGATACCAATTCACACAAAGTGGAAGTCAAATATTGACGATTTAGAATCTGAATCTGAATTGATTGCCACTGAGGCTTATGCCTTGGCCGATGCCATGCTTAAAGTACGGAGCGAGCCATGATGAACATCTACCAACAATGGCAGGATGCCAAAGCCAGAGAGGCTGAAGCAACGGCAGAGCGCCGTGAAATTGAGGATCAGATGGTGGCGCAGTTCAACGTCCCATCGACCCTCGACAAGACGGCAAACTTTGAGGCAGATGGCTACAAGGTTAAGATCGAAGGCCGCATTAATCGCAGGATCAACAGCGATAAGCTGCAAGAGATTGCGATAGAGCATGGGTTGATGGCGCATCTAGAATGTCTGTTCCGGTGGAAGCCGGAGATCAACGCAGCAGTCTGGAAGTCAACCGACCCAGCAATCACTACCCCACTTCTGGACGCAATTACCTCAACACCAGGGCGTCCATCATTCACTATCGTTAAAAAGGATTAAGACATGGCATTTTTAGGTGAAACATTTTCGACAGACAGCCTTCCTGTTTCGGATCGTTCGTATGATCTAATTCCAGAGGGCTGGTACAACGCCACCATCACTAAGGCGGAACTGAACAACACCAAGGCTGGCACAGGTCAGAAGATCGACATGCGCTATGACATCACTGGTCCGACGCAGCAGGGTCGTGTGGTTTTTGGCACAGTCAACGTCCGCAACCAGAGCGAGAAGGCGGAAGCCATTGGTCGCCAGCAACTTGGTGAAATCATGAGGGCTGTCGGCTTGGCTAAAATCCAAGACACTGACGAACTGGTCGGCGGCAGCATCTGCATCCGCGTAAAGATTAGGCCAGCGGAAAATGGTTACGATGCCCGTAATGAAGTTAGCGGGTTCAAGTCAGCATCCGGCGCATTGCCACAGGTCACAGCATCAGCTTCTCCAGAGCCTACCGCATCTGTCGGCGGCGCAAAGCCACCTTGGGCTAAGTAAACAAAAACCCCCGCTCTATCACTAGGGCGGGGGAAGTTTGTAGGAAAGGAGATAACACAATGAGCAAGTTGCCCGACCCAGTTAATACCATCGCAACGATGATAGATCAATACCATGCAAGCAAGAAGTCCAAGCCGCGTCCGCACATGGGCGTCAGCCTCTTGGGACACCATTGCGACAGGTGGCTTTGGATTAACTTTCGCTGGGCAGTGGTCGAGGATTTCGATGGTCGCATCCTGCGCCTGTTCCGTCGTGGACACAGCGAGGAAGACACCATTATCCGTGACCTTCGCAACATTGGTATCGACATTCGCTCCAGCCAGAGGCGCGTAGACTTTGGCAACCATGTAAGCGGCAGTCTTGACGGTGTGATCGAAAAGGGCGTCCCAGAGGCTCCCAAAGCGCGTCATGTGGCCGAGTTCAAGACGCACTCGAAGAAATCATTTGATGACATGGTCAAGAACGGCGTGGAGAAGTCCAAGCCCATGCACTTTATTCAGATGCAAGTTTATATGCACGGCACTGACATAAACCGTGCGCTTTATCTGGCGGTCTGCAAGGACGATGACCGCATCTACACCGAGCGCGTAAAGTACGACAAGAAGGTGGCCGAGGACGCGATTATACGCGGCAAACGGATCGCCATGTCGGATCGTATGCCTGAGCCGTGCAGTGCCGACCCTAGCTGGTATCAGTGCAAGTTCTGTCCGGCACACAGTTTCTGCCACAAGCAGGAGCCGACCAAGCGGATTAACTGCCGCACCTGTGCGCATAGTACGGCAATGGCAGATTCCACATTTCGCTGTGAGCGTCACGATGCGGACGCCATCCCAGAGGATTTCCAGCACGAAGGCTGCGATGAGCACATCCTGCATCCAGACATGGTGCATTGGCCTATGGAAGGCTCAGACGATGGTCACAGCGTCAAGTGGAAGATTGGCGACAAGTGGATCGTGAATGGTAAAGGCGGATACAAAAGCCGCGAGATACTCGCCAACGCAGAGGCGCTGGACGATCAGGTCGTTCTGTCGATTAAGGCGATGTTCCCTGATGCGGAGGTGGTGGGCTGATGTTGCGACCATATCAACAACGCGCCATTGACGATCTATACAAGTGGATGCGCAACAACACAGGCAACCCCTGCTTGGTGCTGCCTACAGGATCGGGCAAGAGTCATATTGTTGCGGCATTTTGTAAGAATGCTGTGCAGAATTGGCCTGACACTAAAATTATGATGCTGACCCATGTAAAGGAACTGATCGAACAGAACGCTGAGAAGATGCGGCAGCATTGGCCTGGTGCGCCTATGGGCATTTATTCGGCTGGGATGCGCAGGAAGCAACTTGGTGAACCCATCACCTTTGCTGGCATTCAGTCGATCTGGAGCAAGTCCAGCCGTGTAGGTCACATCGATATTTGCATCATCGATGAATGCCACTTGGTCAACCACAAAGCCATTGGCATGTATCGGGCGTTTCTGGATGCGTTATTGGTTATCAATCCGTCCATGCGGGTGGTTGGGCTGACGGCAACGCCATATCGTCTGGGGCATGGGCTGATTACGGATAAGCCAGCCATCTTTGATGATTTGCTCGACCCAGTGACCATTGAAGAACTGATCCAGAAGGGATTTCTTGCCCCGCTTAGTTCCAAGGTCACCAAGACTAATTACGATCTGTCAGGCGTCCATAAGCGTGGCGGTGAGTTCATTGAGAGCGAACTGCAAGCTGCCGTCGATACCGACGAGAACAACGATGCCGTTGTCAGGGAAGTTATTGCCTTGGCAGAGGATCGCAAGTCTTGGCTGTTCTTCTGCACTGGCGTTCACCATGCCCACGCCATAGCCGAATCGCTCAGGCGCGAAGGCATCAGTGCGGCCTGTGTGACAGGGGAAACGCCAAAGGAAGATAGGGAAAAGATACTGGCTGACTTTAAGGCTGGTCGGATACGGGCGCTGACCAACGCCAATGTTCTGACCACGGGCTTTGACGCGCCAAACATCGATCTGATTGCCATGCTCC